TGCGACTGCCTCATATTGACATGTAGTGCTTTGGAACCTATCTCTGCAGTCTTGCAATGAAGGGGGCTTGTAGAAGTCAATGACTTTAAATCCTTCATTGTCGGTAGAATCTTTTGCAACTCTATGGAAAAGTTCCTCATATTTAAGGAACTCATCCTCCCCATGGAGGTAAATCTCATGTAGGGCTTGAGAGAGATTACCTGCCATGATCTGAGCCTCAGATTCAAGACTGCCCTTTTTCTTCATTGTACAAGTTAAAGATTTCCAGATGGAAGGCCACGCAAGTGCTCCAACACGGGTTTCCAGATACTCATGATACAGGAAGGTGCGTTTGAGAAATTCAAGCTTGCTCTCATCTTCAAATGGAACATTACCTTCTGTCTTGTCTGCCTTGGTGTATGTCATACCAATGTCTGCGAGATTTTCCTTAATTGTGTTGAAATTGAAATAGGGTTCTTTCTCATGCACATTCATCATATTATCATCACCATAAACAATCAATCTAATCACCTCCCAGAACAAGGGAATGTGTCCCTCACGCGGATCACAAGGGATACCACGCTTGATGTAGTTCATGTAATAACAATATCGCATCAGTAAAGAGTTGTTGATTCCATTAACAACCACAGTGAGTGGATGCCCAGATGGAACGGATTTGTATGCTTCATAGATGAATCCATCCATTTCATAGAGAGGATAGAGAATATCGGATCCCATTGAATCAAAAATTTCCAAATCTTCTTCACTAAGACCGTAGCTCAAGAAATCCCGAAGGAGTTTAAGGGAGCGTGAAGTGACCTCAGCGGGTGTAGTCTTATCAAATTGTTTAAAATCACCAAGAACAAAACGGGTCAAGTTGAAGCTAGTGATCCACTTGTAAAGATGATTCCAGTCCTTCCCGGAGGCATCAACTCCTACTGCACTCTCGAAAACTTCGGGGAATGATTTCTGTAATACCACAGCAGGCATTGTCAACATTCGACACAACAAAACAAGATTCATGGGGGCACCAGCAAACACACGAATTTTCCCTTCCTCAACCTTAACTTTGGGTAGAGCTTCATCTTTGAGATTTGTGCGGAACACAAAGCAAACACGCTGCTCATTTTGCGCAATCTCAATCGTATCCTCCATGATTTCATCCAAGTTGTATTTTTCAGGATCAAATACGATACTATACTCAAGAGTAATAGTACCATCCTCTCCAAATACTTCCTTCACAAATTTATGTGTCTGAATGCCGTATCGTTCTTGTACATGATCTTGGCAAAGTGTCAAAAGTGCCTTCTTCTTATTGATTGGGAAGCTCACCGACGTATTGATGTCTACAGGATCAAATCCGGGCACGTCCTTCACACCATTCAGGGCTGATTCCAATGAAATAGTGTGTAGAAAGGCTTTGATATCAAATTTTTGGGAAAAACGGCCGTATGTCATGTGTACATCCATGTAAGCATGGTCAAGTGCTGTGGGATTAGGGCTCGGTGCAGTACTCGTAATAGCACGAAAGTCTTTGTTCTTAGCAGCACCTGCGGACGTCTTATCTGGGCCAGCATGTTCAACGTCTATATTGCAATGTTCTTTAAGGGCTGGAGCTAAACATGACTCCTGAACACGTGTATTAAATTTGACATTTGGAACTGTTG